TTCACATCAATAGGATCTGAATCAATTTGTGTTAAAGCTGATTTAGCAAAGAAATTATAAGCATCATTTGCTACACCAAGGATAACGTTATCTTCCGACAGTACACCAAATCTATTGTTATAGAAAAAGGTAGCGTTAATCTTTTTATCAACAAAAGAAGGTTGTGGATTAGTTGTATCATCACCAGCTAATCGATCAGCCCAACCAATTGTTCCAAAAGTAAAGGTAAGTGGACCTGTATTAATTAAAGCATGTGGCATCGTAGAAGCAATTAGACCAGGTGATACATCACGTGCTATAGTTTCTTTCCAAAAACCACGTCCTCTGTTTAGTGTAGTATCGTAAGCAACAAATTTAACATAGTAATCATCTTCAGCTGCGTCACTATTTAAGATTCTTACAACATGACCACCAAAAGATTCTAGAGGTAGTTTAGATACATCAGTTACATCATCTTCAAATACTTCAAGTGCAGTATTATTAAGACCGCCTCTAGCATCAATGTCAAAGGCTACAGGAGTACCAGTAACTGCCCTGTAATCTGTATAGACGGCATTAGAACCAGAACCACGTTTAATAACAATACTATTGTTGTAGCCTTCTAAGTACCACCTACCAGCAAAATTTGGATTAGATGCTGTATGCTGTGCTTGAATTACACTTTTAATTTTATCAATTAAGTGGTGATTAGTATCAACATCTGATGCGTTATACAACAACATATCATCAAATGTTGTATTGTTTTGAGCAGTTACTGTTGCTGCTACATTTTGAATAGTAACTGTATATTCAAATGTTTCTACAAGTGTAAGTAGTTTAAGCGTAGCAACTGAATTAGCAACAAACGTACCAGCTGCTTGCATAGCAGTGGTAACAGTTTTGTTTGTAATAATTGTAGTATCTTGAATGCTACGGAAATGATAATCGTTAGAGCTAGTACCAGTTAGATATGACGCACCATTATTAGTTACAGTACACCAATCACCATCTACTGTCCAAGCATAGATAGTTGAACCCTTGATTGCAGCAACATAAGAACCCTGTGCACCACGATCAATAAAGGTCCATACAGCACCATCTAAAGCAGCTTTATTAAAGGGAGTACCAGCATTGTTTTTTAGTTTATCAATAAACTTCATACCAGGTCTTTTTAGTAGACCATAAGTAGGATCAGGATAACCGTTAATACACTCAGATACTTGACCTTCTAGTTTTTTGTCGTCATTTTGTCTGGATACACCACCTAAGAAATTAGGTATTAGTTGAGTAATTGCTGGCATTATCGAATCAAAGTATTAAATGGACTGTAGGATTTGTAATAGTTACCGCTTTGTGGTGCACCAAAGAAACTATGATCACCTTGATTACAATCATATTCTAAAGCCATAGCTCTTGTATAAGCTTCTTTTTGTTGTAGGATTTGATACTGATTAGGATCACCTACTAAACGACTAGAAGCTACAGAAGCAGCACGTGCTACAATATAATCTTGAATAGGTTGTGGAATATTATCATATTCAAATTCCCACAATATATCAAAGTAAAGGGTTTCTTCAGTATCCCATATATCTGTATGTTTAATAGTATCATATAAAACACCACCACGATTTACTACATTACGACCTAAGTTAGATACATAATCTTGACTAAGATCAGCTTGAATTACATTGTTAGGAATATGTATTTTTTTATCAAGTGTATTAGGTTGTAATTTATCATAATTACGTTCTACATTATAAGACCATCCTTCTGCCTGTACTTCACGTGTAACTTCATTTAAAGTGTTATAAGCAATCGCAACGTCCGGGTTGGTTTGAGTTTCTACTTTATAAGAAACAACTGAACGATTCATCGTAATACTACCAGTAGGTGTAGCATGGGTAATATTAAGAGTGTAATTATATGTTTCAGGGTTTGTACCTTGTGCTGTACCAGTTGTAGAAATTGCAGTATTAGGTTCTACACCAGTCCCAGTGATATAAGTACCAACTTGTAGGTCAGAGGTTTCAGTGGTTAAAATTACACCAGTGATAGAACCAACAAATGTACCAGTAGATTCAAGGACAAAAGTTTCTTCAGTTGTTAACGTGTTTACAGGAGCCTGACCAACTGACGCCAGGATCTGATTAACAGCTTGTAATTGGGTGTTTGGGCCAGTAGTAGGAAAAGGCATGATTTGATAATGAGTATTATTCTCAATAAATAGTTAAAAAAAAGGAGCCTCCGAAGAGACTCCCAATATAAGATACAAAAGTATCAAGCAACGTTTGAAGGATAAGAAGTACCAAATGCAGTAGGTGCAGAGTTGGTAGCATAAAGTTCAACAGCAGCAGCAGGATTCAGGAAGTCAGCGCCCATAGCCAAACGGCCAAGGATCACATCACCCTGATAAATGACAGAAACATCACCACTGGTTACTTGAACCTGAGGAGCGATAGCTTCGACACAACCAGCAGCTTCACGTTGGAAGATAAGACCACAAGAGGTCTCAAAGGCATTAGCAGCACCGTAGTTATTACGAGGACCGCCAGTATAAGGACTAGGATTAGCGACAGTACCAGCTTCGATATCTTCACTAATGAAGTCACCAGTGTTACCAGGGCTAGTAATAGCACCACCATAGTTCACACCATACTTACCGAAGAAAGGAAGGTTCATGGACTTGTAGATCTTGATACCAGCGATCTCAATAACACCCTTACCGCTTTGCAGTGAAGAGCCTTGTACGTCACGGTTGATCAAACCGTTATCACCAGTCGCTTGGATCAGTGCATAATACTGACGAGGGTTCAAGACAGCAACACGTCCGTCTTGTGATACACCTTTCTCATCAAGAGCAGATGCTGCATCATAGAATGCATTAACAAGTTTAGCTTGATCATAAGCATCAGATTCAGCACCTGCACCAGTACCAACTTGGATCTGAGTACCACCTGGTTCAACATAACCAGTTTTAGAAATAGGAGATGCAAGACGTGCACCTTTAGCAATTTGACGGAAGATCAAACGGTCATACTTTTCTGCAAGAGCATAACCGATCTTACGGCTGATCTCAGAGCGCAGATCATAATGAGAAAGAGTTTCATCAAGGTCATAAACGAAAGCTGAACTGATCAGCAAGTCATCAACCGTGATGGTCTTTTCTGCCACAGGAGGTGCATTGTTGCTATCACCAAGGATGCTGTTACCAGGAGTATGGTATTCAGACTTGGTACGACCTGTGTAGATAAACTGAAGAGATTTGCCACTCTTAAGTGTACGCTTCATGATCAAATCACGAGCGATTGTGTTGTTCTGGAATCCTTTGAACATCTCTCCACTGAAGATTTTCAAATAGAGAGCGCGGCGTTCGCTAGTATCAGCGATAGCACCATTAAGTGCACCCGGCGCAGTAAGCTGAGCGGGGTTAACAGAAGATTGAAAAGGCATTTTTAAAAAAGAGAGTAATAATATAGACTCTCAAAGATCTTTGAGTTATTTAATTTGTATTGTAGTCTTTCCTACCGTCATGACGGCCAAGGCGTATCCTCGTAAGGGGCCATGACCAATAGTGATGAGGGGAATTGCACCCCTCTTTAAGATCTATCTCACTTGGTGTACTTTACACCACGATAGCAATAAGTCTTGCCTTGCATAGTAACCTCTGTAGAAGCCTCCATAAGCCCCGTTCCATGCTTATGGTGTCATGCGTCCCGAAGGATGAACGGACGTGCTTCTAGCCGATTACAGGTGCCTTAGAAGAGGCAAGATCAAGTGGGAAGTTGTGTGCATTACGTTCATGCATTACTTCCATACCCAATCCTGCCCGGTTAAGGACATCTGCCCAGGTATTAATAACGTGAGTGTTACTATCAACAATAGATTGATTAAAGTTAAAACCATTTAAGTTGAATGCCATCGTAGAGACACCAAGAGCGGCAAACCAAATGCCAACAACAGGCCAAGCGGCAAGGAAAAAGTGGAGACTACGGCTGTTGTTAAAACTAGCGTACTGGAAAATAAGCCTACCAAAATAGCCGTGCGCTGCAACGATGTTGTACGTCTCTTCTTCTTGACCAAATTTGTAACCATAGTTTTGACTTACTTCTTCTGAAGTCTCACGGATAAGAGACGATGTAACAAGCGACCCGTGCATAGCACTGAACAGTGATCCACCAAAGACACCGGCAACGCCAAGCATATGAAAGGGATGCATAAGAATGTTGTGCTCTGCCTGGAAGACGAGCATGTAATTAAACGTTCCAGAAATACCAAGAGGCATTGCATCAGAGAACGAACCTTGACCAAAAGGATACACAAGGAATACAGCAGATGCTGCTGCAACTGGGGCAGAATATGCAACAAAGATCCAGGGCCTCATTCCAAGGCGATAACTAAGTTCCCACTCTCTTCCCATGTAACTGTAGATACCAATAAGGAAGTGGAAGATGACAAGTTGAAAAGTTCCGCCGTTGTAGAGCCACTCATCGAGACTTGCTGCCTCCCAGATTGGGTAGAAATGTAGACCGATTGCATTGGAGCTTGGGACGACTGCCCCTGAGATGATGTTGTTTCCATACATAAGAGAGCCAGCAACGGGCTCACGAATACCATCAATGTCTACCGGAGGGGCAGCAATGAATGCAACGATAAAACAAGTTGTAGCAGCGAGTAATGTTGGAACCATTAGGACTCCAAACCAACCAACATATAGTCGATTGTTAGTACTGGTTACCCAGTCACAGAAGTCATTCCAAATATTCTGTTTTTGTAGCGAGATTGTAGTCGTAGTCATTAAAGTAATAGTGCATGTTTTTGTAGCAATTAAATAAGACCAGTTTAAAGACTTGGCTGTCTAGAGCTATGCCGGGAATTGCACCCGGCTTATTCTATTTAGCTTCTTCTTCAACAGAAGGATTTCTTAATTCATTTAATTGTTCTAGTGTTGTAGGACTACCAGAACCAGCAAAGATACGTGATGGTGTATTAACATCAACTAAATATTGATCCCACTCAAGTGGAGCTTCCCCTTGGAAGTTAACGTGATGTCGGGTGTCATATTCAGGAGCTGTTAATTCAACCCCCTCTTCGTCATAGGTGCCTGGAGTAGTCTGTATGGAGCCAACTTCATCGATGGCCCTATCATGAGTGTAAGGGATAACAACAGCCTCAGGGGCTTCCTCAGAGGGCTCAGAGAGCCATCCAAGGGTTCCACAGGCTGCTACAAAGGTATCCCTATCTGGAAATCTATAGCAGTACATAATTTAAGAAGTAAGGGTTACAAGTTCTTCGTCGGGTAGGCGGGTGTCGTAGTAGGTGATGCGGGAGATGTGGCCGCTAAGCTGCTTCAGTATGTAGAGAGTGGCGGAAGATTGCTCTACTAGCACGGTGTCTGTATTGGTTTCTTTAATTACACCATCCCTGACTGTTGCATTACTGCCAGGGCCATAACCAAACGCAAACTTGTTATCCCCTGGAAGTATACCAGTAGTAAGCCAATTGGCTGTTGAAGACCAGTTACTGGCCCCACTAGCTTGAACTGCATATAGAGTAGACACCCTATAATTATAACCGGTATTAGAGGAGGCAGTGGCAGACCCAGCTCCTAAGAACTGTTGATTAAGTAAACTGTTATCTAAGACATTAAACGTCATCAGCATTGCCCCTTCACTTTGGTTATACCAACTATCAACACCTAAGGCAATAGTTGCCACATCAGCGGCACGGGTTACGGCACTACCGGACGTGGGGATGTAGGAGGTGGAGAAGGAGCCTATCTCTGTCTGTATACCCCATACGTCAACTGCGTCCCCAGATACTGCAATTTTCACACCAGCAAATGCCAGCGTACCACCAGAAAATGGCAGCGTAGCTGAAGAACTAATCCTTTTCCATTCGTTAGTTACTTGACTCGTGATGTCTAACTCAGATTGTCCTTGTGGATTCCTCAGTCGAATTTGTCCTGTCCCTGTTCTGCGTTTAATCCATATCGAGTTAATATGAGTGACATTACTCGTTGGAACGCTATCGTAAATATCTGCGTTGTTTGACGTAGCTGTCAACGTGTCGGCAGTTGTCGTGCCATCTGGAGCTACCGCATTGTTTGGGGTCACTGCCACGGTACTTGTAGCCCAAGCACCCTGATCAAACTCTTCGCTATACGGCAGCAAGTTAGTCTGTGCCTTTTCAATCAACAGCCCCAGGCTCTGGAGAGTTACGGGGTCATGGTCAAAGCGGGGTGCTCCACCGATTGTGCCGGACGTGGGTACGTAGTCAGTGGCGGTGGAGCCTAGCTCTGCCTGTAGTCCCCACACGTCAATATCTATGGCAGCAGAGGCAGATCGTACAGCGAGATATTTACTTCCAGCTCCTATGTTGCTTGGGACACCTACAACCCTTACCCATGAACCATCAGCAGGTAAAGTTACGCTTAAGCCAGTGGCTCCACTAATAGCAGCCTTCACAATGGTAGCAATACCAGTCCTTGTTCTTGCGTAATAGGAAGCAGTATGTATACCAGATACAGCAGCAGTGAAATTCTTAGCGGCTCCATCATTTAGAACGGATCCCGTTACTCTTGTTGCATTAGTACTACCATCTGGGCATACAGACGTAGAAGCTGTAGTAGCACCGCCCCCTAATACACCCCAGTTATTAGCAGATGCAGAGTCTGTAACTAAATTAACCGTACTGTTCTTAATCAACCCATCACTACCAACATACGTCCCACTACTGGCACGGCTGAAGGTGACTAGGTTGTTGCCACTGATAGCATCATCTAAAGACAGTGAAGAGGCAAAGTTAAGGTCTAATGTTGCTAATAATGCAGGGGGCGGGGTTACACCTGCTGCTCTAGGAACAAGCAGGTTTGACATAACAATCTCGCCACTGCTTACATCTAATAGTAAAGCATCGCTGAGTTTAAATAAAGTAGAACTATTAAGAAATTTACCAGTGGTTAGATTGAGATGTAAAGACATTAGATTTTTGTAATTGATACTACATTTAGACTTTCGTCATAAACAATTGATAGTGTGCAAACAGTAACACCACTTGCTCCACCAGTTTTAAAGGTATAGACTTGAGGTGTAGTTCCATCAGTTGGTGTTGCTGAAGGACTAATACCTACATAATCATGAGGAGGTATATGTAATCCTCCGACATCTTGTACAAGTTGACCGTATCCCATTGTGTTAAATAGATAAAAGGTTTAATAAATTTTAGAAGCTATATTTAGCACCAAGCTTAGCTGATGCTTGGATTGGTTTACCGATATTAATTTGATCTTGAGTGATGCCGCTCACTTCACCATATACATCAAACTTTTCAGATACGGCAAACACTACACCAGCTTTAGCAGAGACTTCAGTTGTTACAGTACCTCCATCAGGCAGGACCAGTGCTGGACCACCTTGGATATACCATGTAGAATTTTCACCAAGTGTACCTTCATAACCTACATCGTTACGAATAACAGTACCTTCAGAATCAAGACCATTGAAACCAGTTTCTGATTCAATGTTTACGTAAGGACCAGCAACTACAGGAGTAGCAAGGATAGCAGCAGCGGGGAGGATAGCAAGAAATTTCATTTGAGTTTGTTTAAAAAAGAATAAGTGTATTGTGTACGGTTACCATGAATACCCCATCCTAACCAGTAGTAAGCAGCATTCATGTAATAACCGACTTGTTGATGATTAGTTTGAAAAGCATAAAGATCTTTTCTAAACCTCATCTCATGTATCATGTAATCAGTTTGGCATTGAAGACCACTAGGATCTTCATTACGTTTAGTACAATGGTTGCCAAGACCAATGTAACGATTCTTAGATGTCCATTGAATTAAACCATAACCACCACGAAGGCATCTATCATAAGGAACGATAGCACCACCCTCACATATGTTAGGTTTAAAGTTAGACTCTTGTTGGATGTTACCCATAATGACTGCTAGTGCTGTACGGTCTGTCACACCAGCAGAAGTCTGTAGTTGTTCTAGAACGTACTGCTGAGGTGCAGTACATTGTGGGCATTCAATCATTTTTTCTTAGCAGTTTTAGCAGCTCGTTTAAAGTTGGCAGCAGTAGGAGCACCTTTGCTACCTGGCTTACGCATCTTTTCATTCGAGCCTTTTGCGATACGCATTTTCTTTGCGTGGATGTTAGCGTATAGACCTTGTTTAGCCATTACCAAATACCGGGGATAATTTGACCAGTTAATGCATACGCTCCAAGCGCAGCCATCACACCTAGCATAGCCAGGCGACCGTTTAGTTTTTCAGCTTTGTCGTTATGATTCACAGTGTAAGTTTCGTCAGTGTACATGGTGGGTTCTTTAGCAAAGAGGTTTTGTTGTCCGCGATCGTTGGTGGTAACAGTCATTTAGAAATCAATGTCAGAGTTTTGTAGTTTACGTATTACGTCATCCCTAAAAGCAGGATCACGATCATAACGTGGATCACTCATAGCTTGTACAAGTTCCTGTTGACTACGGAACTGAGCATCTTGCTGTGCAGCAGAACGCTTACCAGTTAATAGTTGTCCATCACTACCAACAGAATCACTATATTTACTATTTAATGCTTGTACAGCAAAGAAGATAGCATTGGGATCACCTTTACCCATAACAGAATCATACATTTGTACTTCTTCTTTAGTAAAGTTTTGGCCTGCCCAATCAATCATTGCCTTGTAAGCTTTCTCACCACCAACCATTTCAAACAATTGGTTAGCTTGTTCTTCACTTAGCTGTTCACCCGTATCTTCTTCTTCTGGTGCTTCCTCTTCATTGGATGATTGTTCCTCTTGCTCGGCTTCTTCACCAGCTTCAGGTTCATCAGTTGGTTCACCAAGTTTTCTTTGTAGTGCAAGGTAAGCTTGTTCTAATGATGACTGGTCCCTAAATTTACCAGCCAACAGCGGTTGCTCTGCACCCTCAAGAGACTCAGCAACCTGCAAAGAGTCTTGCTCATCAGCATTCATTTCTGGCTGATCAGCAGGTGTATCATTCATCGTAAGTGTTTCAGACATATTATTGTGGTGGGGTTGGTTCTGGTGGTTGCTGTTGCATCATCTGCATAGCAGCTTGTTCACGTTTCTGTTCAACAGCAGCCATTTGTGGTTGTTGTTGTTGTGCAGCCATTGCTTGTTGTTGTTGCATAGCTTGTTGCTGTTCACCCTGTTGTTCTTCCATACTCTTCACAAGGTTAAGTACGTCGATACCAGAGGCAGCTGCAAGACGTTTGATTACTTCATCAGTATTGATGAACTGACCAATAGCTTCAGGTCCAATAGTTTGTGCAATGATTTGTAGGAACTGACCAAGACTTTCACGATCTTGACCACGACCAAGGGCATTGATACCTGCTACAATAGTAGGCCTCACAATACCACCTTTAGGTAAGCGTGGGATCTCTCCAGTCTTTTGTGCAACAGAAAGTTTACGATTAAGATAAGGTACAAGGAACTCAACAGTTAGTAAGGAGAATAGTCCCCCAAGTTGTTGTTCAAGTTCAAGTTGTGTCATCCTAACCTCTTCAGCTGTGGTGCGTTCAGAGTCCCTAACGTTCATAATCAGGAATGCTTCACTCAAACGTTGAGTTAAAGAACCAATCATTTGATAAGCAGTTTGAAAGTCAGCTGTCTTACCAACTTGTATTACACCAATATCATCAGGTCGTCCCTGGATGATAGCACCATTACCTGCTTTAGCAAGTGTAGCTGGTTTGGTGGTAGAGCTTGGTGAGACAGTAAACACTACCTTAGCAGCTGCTGCGCTGCCTTCAACCATTGCTTGTGACAGAGCTTCAAGTGACTTCAGGTCACCCATGAATTCTTCTACTCTACCACGTCCGTAGACTTCTCCGTCTACGTGGTTAAAGCGTAGCACAAGCCAGGGGTTACTGTCAATAGGTGCTTTACCCATAGACTTGGGTAGGATCTGATCGTATACTTCTTGATGCCATACCCAACGATTGTTATCCAACATGACATGTGTGTAAATATCACATTCATCATTTGGTCCTGTTGTATTATCAGATACCTGGTTAGTTGGTTCTTCTTTATAATTAGGGTAAGATTTTTTAAGTAATTTTTTCGAGATTGTTTCTTTTGTTACAATTTCTATAACATTACCGTTACCATCTCTATCTACCACATAACGATTAAGAGGATAAAGCTTAAGCCCCTCTTTGCTCATGAAGATAAGAGCATTACCAGCTACTACTAGATGCTTAAGTGCTTGATGGACGACAACACGATCAGTGGAAGCTGCAATAGATTCCATGATGGTACGTTCAATCTTAGCAAACGACAAGTCCATCTCAGATCTAATCTCAGGACCAAGTTCTTCAGGAAGATTAATATCATTTACCTGGAGTTTAAAGAAGCTGGTTTGTGGAGGTAGCAGTGCAAGCATAAGTTTACTTGCAAGCGTCACCACACCTTTGGCTCCAGTTGATTGCCAGGGAGTAGTAAGTTTAAGAGAACCTTTAGTAAAGTGTTCATCTTCTCTGATGAGATAAGGTAGAGTTAGATCAGATGCTTGTCTAGCACTATTTAGAAACTGTGAACGGTCTGAAGACAATCTGTCATAACGAGATTTAGCGTTCATTATATGTTAAGAGTATTTGATTGACCTATGTTAAGACTTGAAGCAAGTTGTTTTTGTTTTGATCCTTGTCTTTTACGAATACGGAAAGCGTTTGTACCAGCAGTAGTTGGTGTAGAAGATGCAGGTTGAATTTGTAAGTTAGGTGCTTGATTTGATCGTGCTTGGTTAGCAGCTGCTGTTCGGTTACCTGTTATCCTTGCTTGTTCAGCAATTTCTCTAGCTTTGACCGCAGCAGCTTCACTAGCATTAAAATCAGCTATTTTCTTGTCAATTGCAGTCTCTCTTGCTTGAGTATCAGCACGATACTGTTTAGACGCTTCACTAATGGTTGGCATTAAAGGGGCAGGAGTAGCAGGTGCTGGAGCTTTGGCAGGTGCAGGTGCTGGTGCAGGTGCTGGTGCTTGCTGGTTTGGTATGTATGAGTAGATAGGAGTCTTTTTGCTACCGCCGGATGGCCCAACCCGCGACGTTGAGTAGCCAGAGATTACTCTTGTAGCTTTGCCATCCTTATAAAGCTTTTTGTTTTCCTGCGTCTTCTTATATGTTTCCAGATAATCTTTTGGTGATTGTTTTCGGTCCGAAGCCATCCAACTTCTTAAAAAGTCATCCATTAGTTCTCCTCCATATAGTTAATGATCCACTCAACAACACTGCGTTGACCAGACCTGTACATAATCTTTTCCATTGTGTCTTCAGGGTTAGGGTTTGTTGGTGGGAATGATTCTTCTAATGCAGCTATTAGTCCACGGGAATTCATCCCTAAGACTTCAAGCGTATTGGGGGAGATTGACATTACTATGCTCAAAGAAGGCTGGCATTCGTGCTGATTTAGTTGCCGAAAGTTCTGGGGCTTTGCCCTCATACATTAAGCGATCACTAGAATCAAGCCAAAATTTTTTATCCAAATATTTATCGGTAGTATTAGTACCTAGTGGTTGCATTACCCAATTGATAGTTGCCTTGCGGAGTTTATCAAGACTAGGACTGATATCAAGCCCCAACTCCCTACAAACAAGGCTATTGGCAGCAACGTGAATTTGTTCATCTCTACTTATATCCGCACTGACTGTTCGCATTCCAGCGTCACCATTAAAGCGCATGAATGGTAAAAGAACGAAGAAAATTGCACGTTCGGCCACCATCGCTTTGAGTATCGTATGATCAGGATGCGTAGTCCAAGCTTCCCTGAGCCTGAAAGCTTCCGATTCAGCTTTTTCATCAACACCGTAAGCATTGGCAATGTAACCAAGTGCCAGGTCGTGATTTTCCTCATCGGTGATATTTGATTCCAATAACTCCCGCGATAGTTTTGGTACGTCGGTATCCAAGCCATCACGGATAAAATCTCCCACAGGTAGTTCCATATGTCGCAACGCAAGTGCACGGTAAACCGTCTCTTCCGCCCCTGCCTTGCATAATCCGGCAGTTGTCTGGACTGGCGTCCATTTTCTTTTTCTCTGTAGCAGTTTCTGATAAGGGTTCATTACTCTTGACAATCACAGGTAATTTCTTCATTTAAAATGTCCTCTAAATAATTTTCCACATCTTCTGCATCTAGTGCAGCATATGCGTCTGATTTATCTTGTGTATCACTCATTACTTGTAATGAATAATAGAGGCTTGTTTGCGGGGACCGTAGCCACTCTTCTACGAACGCATTGTCGTAGGTTACCGTATCACTCCAAGAGTTGAAGCTGTAACCGTGAAGAAGCCCTGTGCGATCTAGTAGAGTCATGATGCCATCAGCAACACGTTTGTAAGCTTCCCAGCCTACGTTAGAGGCGATCTCTACGTCACCATAGTTGTAAGTTTGTACTCCGAAAGTACCCGAGTCGCGATCGACTGTCTGCGAGATAGGTGGAGCGATTTCTGGTGTGCTAGTATAGCCATCCAGATCCACGCTTCGATAACTGCAACTGGCGGTTGGAGCGATAGCAAAGGCTCGAACCATATTATACTCGCGAGCAATTGTGGTTGCTTGATTAATTCCTGAAGCAATTTGAGAGACAAGTTCATAAGAGGCAGATCGAATAGTTTCATTGTTGTTATATTGATCTAACGCTCTTCCAAATTGTTCGTATGTTACTCCGTACCTCCGTAGGAGATTTGCGAGGCCAAGCATTCCGAGTCCCACCTGTCTATCAATTTCAGGCGAGAGGTATTCTCCAGTATCTCCGACA